GGTGAAGCACGAAGCAAATTTGCCACAGTAGCTGGTCCACAAGGTGGTACATCACTTAATGGTGATGCTCTAAAAGCCGAAGCTATTGCTGAAATACAGCAACTTGATGAAGAACTTAAATTACAAGTTGCAGGTGGGCAAGGTTACGGCTTCTCAATTGGTTAAAATTACACTTGACATTTAACTAAATTCCTCGTATAATATAAACATAATATGAGGAATAATCAAATGGTAATTGGAATCTGTGGGCTTATTAGCTCGGGTAAAGATACAATAGCGGATTATTTAATTAAAGAGCATAACTTCCAAAAAATTTCATTTGCAGATAAGCTAAAAGATAGTGTAGCGGCTATGTTTAATTGGGACCGTGAATTACTTGACGGCAAAACTGTTGAAAGCAGAGAATGGCGTGAAACAGTCGATACTTACTGGACTAATGAAATAGGACGTGAAATCACACCTAGACTAGTATTACAATTATTTGGTACAGAATGTATGCGTAACGGATTTTATGATGGTATATGGGTTAGTTTAACTAAGAAGAAAATACTAGATAATCCAGATACTAACTATGTTATTCCAGATACACGCTTCCCAAATGAAGCTAAAATGTTGTATGAAATCAACGGAGAAGTTTGGCGTGTCAAACGTGGAAAAGATCCAGCTTGGTTTAGTGAATATCAAGAATTAGGTGTTGAACCTACCAACCAACACCCTAGTGAATGGGCTTGGGCACAAACTAAATTTAAACATATTATTGATAATAACGGTACTATTCCTGAACTTAAAAGTCAGGTACTAAATCTCCTTGTTTCCAAGTAATACCTTCTTTATATAAAATCTTACTACAATTTGCACAAACAGTTTTTAAGTTTGATGTGCGAACATTATTAAGATTTCCATCTACATAATAAACATGAAATTGTTCTTTATGTTTACTACGAAACGCACACTTATCACAAACAGTTTTTTTAATGTAACCAGCTAACGCCCACTTCGATGGTCCACGTTCTTTGCCTCCATGTTTAGCACAGTTCTCACAAAGGCTCCGATAATAAGGAACTCCTTTCTTATAATAATTAAGTGCTACCGGCTTTTTACCGCATTTGCATAAAGGTCTCATGATAGTATTTATACCTCCCCTTTTCACTTCCCTTTTCAAGACTATTTTTGCGGTGTATTGAGACCCGTTTTTGGAGAATTGATATAAATACTAGCAACGAGATGACTATGTCCAACGGGAGAACATACAATGGCTAATTTAGTATCACCAGGCGTACAAGTTCAAGTTATAGACGAAAGTTTCTATACACCAGCTGAACCGGGTACAGTACCTATGATATTCTTTGTATCTGCACAAGATAAGGCAAATGGTGCAGGAACAGGAACAGCGACAGGTACCACACAAAAACAAGCAGGAACACCTTTCTTGCTAACATCACAAAGAGAATTAACAGAAACATTTGGAGATCCAAGTTTCTATACAGATACAAATAACAATCCAATTAATGGCAGTGAGCTTAACGAATACGGATTACAAGCGGCTTATTCATACCTAGGTGTGAGTAACAGAGCATGGGTAACAAGAGCTGACGTTAACACTACAGAATTACTTGCAACGGCAACTGAGCCGGCGGCAGATCCTGCAGATGGAACATTTTGGTTTGATACAGGAAATACTTTATGGGGCATTTTTGAATGGAACGCTAACGCGGCTACTGTCACTGGTGGACAGACATTTACTAATAAAATACCTTATGTAATAACAGACGAAACTAAAGTAACATCAGGCGTACCTAAGACATCCGTTGGTCAAGTAGGAGATTACGCCGTTGTTGCAACAACTACATTAAACAAAATATTTTACAAAAACACAGGAGGTGTTTGGGTACAATTAGGAACAACTAATTGGGTTTCAGCACATCCGACAGTAACAGGAACAGAAAGCAATCCAACTATTACAAACACAGCTAGTATGAGTGTTAATGCTACAGTTGTAACTTCAGGTGGAACAGCTTTAGCTGATGTTGTAAGTGCTCTTAACGGAGCAAGTATTGCCGGTGTAACTTCAGCGGTTGTTGATGGTAAATTTGAAATTTACTCAACAGGCGTAGATGTTGTATTAGCAACAAACAGTTCAACATTACTTTCAGAAATTGGTTTAACAGCTGGAACATTTAAAGCACCAGCATTACAAATTACACCGCATACTGACGTACCAGAATTTAAATTGTCTGATACTGCACCAAGACCAACAGGGTCTATTTGGATTAAAACTACACAACCTAACTTAGGTGCTCGTTTTAGAGTTAAGAAATTTAACGGAACGACTAATCTTTGGGAAGATGTTGTAGCACCAATGTACAGTACTAATCATTCAGCATTGTTTAACTTAGACAAAGCTGGTGGCGGAGTTAATCTAGCAGTAGGTACTTTATTTGTTAATTACAATAACGCTGAAGTTAGTCCAATTTTAGCAGATTTTAAAATTCATAGACGTATTTCTACAGGAAACACAACTATTACAAGTGATATAATTGCCGCTCAACTTACAGCGAACACTTATGCATTTAATATCCAAGAGTCTATTGTTGGACAAGAAGCTCTAGGAGCAGATGTAACAGTTAGTGTTACAACTACAGCGGCATCAAGTGATGCTGACGAAATTGCAGGTGCAATTAACTCAGCAGGATTTACTAACGTTGAAGCTTCAGTAGATGCTTCAAATAGAATTGTTATTTCACATAATGATGGTGGTGAATTCCGTATTGAAGATACCGGTGGCGTACTTACCTTAGCTGGATATATAGCTTATGTAGATACTACAACAGGTACACCTAACTTGTATGCGGCGCCAACAGGCGACAGTACACACAGTTTAGTTGCAAGTAACTGGCAAGTATTAACTTATACAGCAGGATCAGATGCACCAACTGCCTTAACAACAGATAACAGATTATGGTACAGTTCAATTGTTGACGAAGTTGACATGATGGTCCACAATGGTACTACTTGGGTAGGATATCAAGATTCGACTAGCCCGTTTTATGCGGTTGCGTCAGCTGATAAAACTGACCCAGCTGGTCCGATTGTAGCGGCAACAGAGCCAACTGTACAATCAGATGGTACTGCACTTAAAAATGGTGACCTTTGGATTTCAACAGCAGATGTTGAAAACTATCCACAAATTTACAAATATAACGGATCTACTTTAAAGTTTGTTTTAATTGATTCAAGTGATCAAACAACTGAAGATGGCGTTTTATTTGCAGATGCACGTTACAATACAGCAGGTGCTAATTCAGATAAAGACGGAACTATTGCGGCACTATTAGTAAGTAACTTTATTGATACTGACGCTCCAGATCCAGCACTATATCCAAAAGGTATGTTGCTTTATAATCTACGTAGAAGTGGTTTTAATGTTAAAAAGTTTGTTCGTAACTATGTTAACACATCTACAGACAATATTAGATTTGGCGACGAATCACAAGATGCCTACTATGCACACCGTTGGGTTACTGAATCAGCTAACCAACCAAATGGTGCAGGTAGCTTTGGACGTAAAGCACAACGTAAAGTTGTTGTACAAGGACTTCAAGCACTAGTAAATAGCAACCAGAAAATTAGAGATGATGAATCAAGGTTGTTTAACTTAATGGCTTGTCCTGGATATCCAGAACTAATTGGTGAAATGGTTACATTAAACTATGATAGAAGCCTAAGTGCATTTATTATAGGTGACTCACCGTTTAGGTTAACACCGGATGCAACTTCACTTAACAACTGGGGCAAAAATACAGCTCTAGCAGTTGAAGATAATGACGATGGGCTTGTTACTTTTGACGAATACTTAGGTGTATTTTATCCAAGTTTATTCACAAGTGACAACGCAGGTAACAACGTAGTTGTTCCACCAAGTCATGCAACATTAAGAACATTTGCATTAAGCGATCAAGTTTCGTTTCCATGGTTTGCACCAGCAGGAACAAGACGTGGTGGCATTACAAACGCAAGTGCGGCAGGTTACATTGACAACGAAGGTGAATTTGTAAGTACTGCACTTAATGAAGGGCAACGTGACACGTTATATAGCAACGCTATTAACCCAATTACGTTCCTAACAGGAGCAGGGTTAGTAATCTTTGGACAAAAGACAAGAGCCAAGAATGCATCGGCACTTGATAGAATTAACGTAGCACGTCTAGTAATTTACTTACGTGGGCAACTTAAAAAACTTGCTAAACCTTATATCTTTGAACCAAATGATAAGATTACGCGAGACGAAATTAAGGCGCAAACTGATACTTTGCTACTTGAACTAGTTGGTCAAAGAGCACTTTATGACTTCTTAGTTGTGTGTGATGAATCAAACAACACTCCAGCTAGAATCGATCGTAATGAGCTTTATTTAGATATTGCCATAGAGCCAGTGAAAGCAGTTGAATTTATTTACATTCCACTAAGGCTTAAAAATACTGGTGAAATAGCGGGACTGTAAAATGATAAATACTATTAACGAGGAGATATTATAATGAGCATTTCGACATTATCAAAACTTACAGTACCTTTAGATTCAAGTGCATCAGCGTCGAATCAAGGGCTGTTAATGCCGAAACTCCAATATCGCTTTAGGGTGACATTGGAAAATTTCGGAGTATCAACGCCAACAACAGAGTTGACTAAACAGGTAGTTGATATAACAAGACCTAACGTGTCTTTTGAACAGATCACCGTAGACGTGTATAACTCTAAAGTATTCCTAGCAGGAAAACATACTTGGGAGCCAATTACACTTAATTTACGTGAAGATGTTTCAAATAACGTACAAAAATTAGTTGGTGAACAACTACAGAAACAATTTGATTTCTTTGAACAATCAAGTGCGGCTTCAGGAAGCGATTACAAATTCGTAACTAGAATTGAAATTTTAGACGGTGGTAATGGTGCAAATGCGGCAGGTGTACTTGAAACATTCGAACTTTATGGTTGTTATTGTGAAAGTGCTAACTACAATACATTAGCATACGCAACAAACGATCCAGTAACAGTTGCATTATCAATTAGATATGATAACGCAATACAAACACCACAAGGTACAGGTATTGGTACAGCAGTTGGTAGAGCAGTTAATACTGCTATTACTGGTGGTGGATCTTCATAATATAATACCACAATATAATATTTCCGAGTAAAGGGGGGTCTTTTTAGGCCCCTTTTTTCTTTTTAAATACCCACTTATTTTCCTAGATAAATAATAGTATGGCATTCAAATTTAAAGGATTTTTAGATAACTTATTAGGAGGGGCTACAAACCCTAAGGGTAACCTTGCTGACTGGGCCCACGCACGAGCATTATATACTAATGACGATCATCGTCTTGCTCCTAAACAGAAGTTTCTATACCATGTAACTTTTAATTTAAGTCCTGTAGCAGTTAAAGTAATTCCAGAAATACAAACAAGAGAAATTAATATGCTTGTTAAATCTGTAGACTTGCCCAAGTATAATATAACAACTAACTTAAAACACCAATACAATCAAAAACGTAATTTACAAACAAGATTAGATTATGATCCTATTAATATAACTTTCCATGATGACAACTTTGGTCAAACAACTGGGATGTGGGAAGCATATTATAAGTATTATTTCAAAGACGGAAATTATGGAAGAACTGCTGGTGGGCATCCAGAAGGTCGTGCCGCCGCTTATAATAGAGGGAATACATATCTAGGTGAAACATTAAACGGTTTTCGTTATGGTATGGACAATGACAGTTACTATAACTTTTTTGAAAGTATTCAAATTTGGCAAATGTCTAGACGAAGATATACTTGTTTTACATTAGTTAATCCATTGATTCAAAGTTGGCAACATGATACAATGGAAAACTCTGCAAGTGATCCTGTACAAAGTACAATGCAAGTTTTATACGAAACTGTATGGTACGGTCGCGGAGCAGTTACAGATAATATAGCACCTAAGGGATTCGGATCAGAATCGGGACACTATGATACAACTCCAAGTCCACTAACAATAGAAGGTGGAGGTACATCTAGTTTCTTTGGTCAAGGCGGTGTAGCAGAAGGTGGATTAGGTGTACTTGGAGACATTACAAGTGGAAATGCATTTAAAAGTCCAACTTCTTTTCTTGGTACTGTACTTAAAGGTGCAAACGTTTTTAAAAATGCAAAAAGTTTATCACGTGGTGGCTTACGTGAAGAAGGATTTAATATTTTAAAAGGAGCAATTGGTGGTGTTGGAAATGTTAATATTGTTGGTGGTGTTGCAAATACTCTTTTCCCGAAAAGTTCAGGAAGTTTTGGTGTTGCAAGTACTCTTACAAAAGCAATACCCGGAATAGCAATTGCTAGTAAATTATTAGGTTCGGGTCAAACTTCATCAATTGCTGAAATAGGGCTTAACTTGGTTAAAAATCCAGTCAATCTAAATGCGTTCACTTTAATTGCAAACCAGGCACAAGGTATGAAGAAACTATTGAACGACGGGGTACCGCCATTAATACAAGATCTTACTAATGTTTTTAACGCTCAACCAGAAGCAGTTAAAAATACCGCAAATAACGAAACGCTTAACCAACTTGAAACGTTAAGCAGACAACATCCAAACCTAACGTTTACATAAGGAAAAAGATATGCCAATAGTAACACCAAATCCACAACCAACTAACTTACCAAGAATTGATAAGAATGATTCTGCACAAGAAGTAAAAAACTTTTTAGATCAATATTTTACTGCTTCTATTAGTTTTCCAACGAACCAAGTTGATGCAGTTATTGGCTTTTTTGAAAATA